ACCACAGGAAGTTGAGATTGAAAAAGGTTTCCACCACCACCGTTTTCACCCACAGCACGCGTAAAGGCGTTGGGGTTGGGGTAAGGGCTTTCAACAGGTTGTAAAGGCATATCAAAAAATGGATTACTGCGAAGTAAGGGGGCGGTAGGAGGTGCTGGAGTTTCTGGAAACATAGGTTCGTCCCCAAAATCCCGTTTTACCTTCTCCGCAAAAAATTCATGGATTTCGTCCATGTCGGGGTCAAGACGAGGCGCATCTTCTTCGCCCATAGCCATAGTAGTAACCATGCCTTCGTCAGGGGGTACCGTTTGTCCACCATCTTCTTCCCCTACCATCATAGTAGTAGCTTCCAATTCTCTGATCTTTTCCAACATTTGTTCTTGAGACGGCTCAGAAAAAGACGCATCCTCTTCGCCCATAGCCATCGTAGTAGCTCCAAAAATGTCTCCTGAGTCTGGTTCAGAGGCACTCTTAAAATTACCCGAGCCCGAATCGTAAGTACCCATTAAAGTTTGTGTAGTGTTGTTGTTAACGGTAAAGGAACCCGGAGCAAGGTCATAATGTTCTTGTACGTTAGCTATTGCTCTCTCCAAGCTAGTTCCTTCGTGCCCCGGCCTGTAGTCTCCCATGTTATAGGAGTTTCCGTCGTGTACAAAGGAGTAAGACTGGCTTTTTACTTCTCCACCTTCGGCATAATTACGCGGATAAGCATAATTTAAGCTTTTATTTATCATTGTGGTTGCCCCCTTTGTTTTAGAAGCTCACGTTGCATGGCCGACTGAATACGCTTATCGGTTTGCTCTTCTTGAGACTGTAACCGTTGCGTAAATTGCTCGCCACGCATCTGCTGATTCTGTGCATCCAACTCCAATTTGGCTTGATCGATCTGCGTATCCGCCTGATCTGCCGCCGCTTTTTGTTGTAATTCTTGCTCTTTAAGCTGAACCAGTGGATCAGGAGCGCCTGCCCCAGACAGTTGACCAGACAACTCTTTAAGCTGTTGCAAGCCTTCCGCAATAAACTGAGCTGTCATTTGCTCTACTTGTAGCATTTGCTCTTCGTCCGCAGGCTGACCGCCTTGTTGCTGAACCTGTTGCAAGTACGCAACTGCCGCTTGTTCGCGAGCCGCGATCTGTACATGTTCCATGACGTGCTTCTGGACAGCAACCGCGACCGGAGGCATACCGCCCACAATAGGAGAAGTGCCGAACAACAAGTGAGCCGTGATGTGCGCCTGATGGTTTTGACCTTCAAACGCTTTTAAAGGCAACATGTCTAGCGCATTAATGTTCTCTTGCGCCGGATCAACAGGCTCATCCGTATCCGAAGGTACAGACTTTAATAAACGGTCTGTATCTGTAACCCCTAAAGCGTCGTACATATCGCTAAACACTTCGTGCATGTTGTGTATCTCAGGAGCCTGAGAAGCAAGTTGCAGTTTGGTTTGCGCTAACATAATACGTTGAGACTGACTAAATACATTAGGGTTGCTGACAGGTATAACGTCTACACGCCCATCAAAGTCTGTGCGCATAACTGTTTCGTCGCCACCCGGGACTGAGTACGGATATTCTTGGGGTAAACTTTCAGACATGACCCGCGCCAAAATCTTAAACTCTTGACGCATTGCGTAGTGCAAACGTTTATGTACAGCACTCATGACCCGCGAGCCTTGCTCCATCATTGCCATGGTTGTGCCAACAGCCGCTTGCTGATTACCATCACCCACTTTTAAGTCAGTGATTGTCGCAAACCGCTGGCCCGCTTGGACCACAAAACCTAACAACTGAAACAGTGTTTGGTCGGGCCCCTTGAAGGGCAACGGCATAAGGCTGTCACGAATAGCGCCCCCGGGAGCGTCCACATCGCGGAACTCACCGGGCTGCAACGGATCATCGTCGTCTCTGATGCGTAGTCCGCGGGCCTTAAAACCCGCAGGGAGATTGGACAACGTACCGGCGTCGATCAACTGTCGCAGTGCCGAAGTGGCAGTTCGTGACAAACCGCCAATAGTGTGGATTAAGCCTAAACCGTAAAAACCAAAACCCGGTAAGAACTTGTAGTGCGTAAAGTATTGTATTTTCTTGCGACGATCGTCCTCCTCGTTCCAGTTACGACGAACAGATAAAACCTGCCCATTGTCCATAGAAAGAGTAACAATGTAAGGAATACGGATGCCTGTTGGCTCCCCATCATCGTCTACGTCTTCATATCCTTCCAAATCTAAATCAACATGACATTCTAAAATAGTACAGTCATAATCAACGGTTCCCGGCTCTACGCCGTCGATCCTATCAATTTCTCCGCCAACACCCGTAACTTCGCGTTGTGACGGAATAACATCCACATCATCTAAGTAAATGCCTGCAATCTGACGTTTGCGCAGATCGTTTAAGGACATTCGCACAACTTGTGTGATATTAGGGCATGTTTCGAGGTCCGCGGTCTCATAGGGAACAACCAAGTTCTCTGCCGGTACAAACTTACTGACCGCACGACCCATAGCCTCATCATAGTATGTTTTCTTAAAAGTAGACCCAGCAAGCGGCAAATAGAACAACATCTGATCCATGTCCGGAGTATAATCTTCCATGACACTTGTGATGTAATAATTCATAAATTGACGAACGCGTTGCGATTGGGCAGACTTTGCTCGCGTCTCTTTGCCCATAACAACAGTACGAACCGGCCCACTTGCTGGAAGTAACTCATTAAAGGCTTGTGCCTGAAATTGTGTGGCAGCTTCGGCAAGTAAAGGATGCGTCACGCCCGACGAGCCCCTAAAGGGTTGTGAGCGTTCCTCGTAATTAAACCCTAAAAGCTCCAAACCGCTAGAGTAGGCATCTTCCCAATCTTGACGACTGGCCTTATTTGCATCGTACTCCTCTAATAACTCACTAGCAATGCGCTGTAGTTCACGGTCAGGCATCTCTTCCGCTAAGTTGGCATAAAAATCATCATCCTCGCCACGCTGGTCTTGAGGTTCAAAGTCTATCTCAACCCCGCCATCGTCCGTCTCACTGATTTCTATCTCGCCGACATTCTCAGCATCAATCATTGCCATAACATCGTTTTGCGAATCTGGAAGTTCAATCTCCATTTCAGCTTTTAAAACGTCTTCATCAAGCTGAGACGGCACATTATTGTCCATTAGACTGCTTTGGTACCCATTTACTTCTTCTTCTGCCATGTAATTTTCCTATCTGACCAGCCTAGTAGTTTCTATACTTACGGGGTGAAAACCCTAAAAATTTTCTAGTTGTGTCAAAATACCCTTCCTCGTTGCGAGGGTAAAAGACATCCGGCCCCTCAGACGGTGATTTAAAATTCCGTGGAGCGCGGGGCTGATCATCCGCCGGTGTCATACGCTCCTCTTCAGTGCGACCCATTATCTTATCTAACTGATTAAATATCTCAGCGTCAACCATCTGTGTTAACTCCTCAATCGTAGCGTCCATGCCTGCCTTCATAAACAATTGCCGACCAATCGCATTATTCCTTTGATCCATCTCAACGTCCCGGGCATTCTGACCGCCAAACGGAAAGGGCGCAAACCGATCTTTAAACTCAGAAAAATTACCCGCACTCCGTGCTGTCTCCGGGCCATATTCCAAAGAAGTAAGCGCCGAACCAAGCATGTGCCCCCGCGCATCCTCTAACTCAGGATAAGTTGGCATATCACGACGATCCACGGGCCGCGCATGACGGGTTTCCTCAGAATATTTAAAATCAGTAGGTATTACTCGCTCGCCTACCTCCTCGTCAAAAACACTCGGATACCCATACTCGTCAATTAATGTTTCCATAAATTCAGGGGAGGTGCCTCCAATACGACCAGACTCTCGAACCCCTTCCGTCACGTCATTACCACGAAGTTTATCCATGATAAGGGACCCTAGACCCTTTTGATCCTCAAACTCGGCAAGCTCTTCTTCCGACATTACAGGCGTATCGTCGCCCACGGGGCCCCGTAACGGAGAAAATTGCGGCATAGGACTTTGTGCGCCGGGAGCCGTACCGCGTAAGGTGTCATCCAAATACATAGGACTACCCCCATCTTCAAAAAACATAACGTCATCGAAGCCGCCCGCTCCAAGATTTACCGTAGTCCTGTACATCTAGCTACCTTCCGTCTAATAATACATTTTCACTCTAGCAGAGTTTTCTTCATCTTCCCAGTCATCTGTTGGCAATTGTACAAAATTACCTTGACGATAGCGCATAAGAGCCTGTGTCATACTATCAACCAAGTCATCATGCTCCCCATTTGGAAACGCCGCAACCTCTTCAATTAACTCTTCAGCCCACATTTCGTCAGGGGCCCAAACCATACCAGCTTCAAACAACGGCGCTATACTATGCGCTCTCGTCACCTTATCATTTCCGCGGCTCGGTGTAAAATTAACAACAGGTATGCCCATGTTCCGTAGTTCTTGCGTCAAAGGCAACCCACTCGCCTTCGCCTCAATAATTACCGTGTCAGGCTCCCAGAACTTATAATTATCTAACGCCTCCTGCTTCAACTCAGGAAAATCCCACCGCCCCTTCTTACTATCTAACAAAATTAAGTTGGGCCCCGAACCACCCTCATTTGGATAAAATACTCCCCACGTCGTAATCGCCGAATAGTCAGCCGTTTGCTTCTTACTAAAAGCAGTATCATAACTTTGTATTACATATTCTAGCTGGGGGACCCTATCTTGTTCCCACAACTTCCACCACTCGCGCTTGATTATCGCGTTCTCTTCACCCGTAGGATTTTGCTGATACTGCGCATTCCATTTGCTCGGAGGAATAGATGAGCGGACCGCGGTCAAATCTTCCAAACTCCAATACTCCGGCCAACAAGACGTGCCATCCTCAAATATTGCAGGTAATTCAACTACTTCCCACTGATCCGCAGACGCATCCTTGGCTTGAGCCCGCATCAACTGACCCGTCATATCCTTCTCTGACCACCGAGTTTGAACCAAAACAATAGAACCACCCGGTTGTAAACGCTGTCGAGGACCACCAGTATACCAATCCCACGCATCATCAAAACCGTTGTTAGACATCGCCGTCTGCTCCGAGTGAGGATCGTCAATAATAATTAAATCACCCCCACGTCCCGCTAAGTTGGAACCAACACCAACCGCGTAATACATTCCACCACTGCTCGTGTCCCACCGACCAGAGGCCTTACTGTCTGCCGCCAACTGAACTCCCGGAAACACGTCCTTGTAATCATCACTCTCAATCAAGTTCTTTGTCTTACGACCAAAGTTTACCGCCAACTCAGTCGTGTGTGTCGCCTGAATGATCTTCATTTTCGGATTACGGCCCATCATCCACGCAGGAAACAAATAAGACGCAAACTCACTCTTCGTGTGCCGCGGTGCCATGTTGATGATCAAACGCTTCAACTCCCCACGGGCCACGCGCTCGAGCTTTTCCGCAATGATCTTATGATGACGGCCCGCGATGAAGTCAGGCCAAACAGTTTTAACAAAAACTAAAAAATCATTTTGGCATTTCTCGTTCTTCATGATCTGCGCAAGACGCAACTCGAGCTTTAATTTTTTGTCTTCGAGCATATTATTTTGAGCTACGTTCATGGGGGACCCTAGTTAATTTTTATAAATTGTTTCACGTGAAACATATGCGATATTAAGGGCTATTATAGGACAGTTAAGGCTCGTTGCAAATAACTAATAAATATTTGAGAGAAACATGGCCCAAGCCCTCGGTACGCAGACCTGCCGTTGGCGAAATCGGGCGGTTTTTTTGGCCTGAAAACCTCGTTTTATGACCCGATATCGGAGGGACCCTGTAAAATTCGGACGCGTTGCGGTTCATGGTTCACGATCCAAGGGCAAAGGTTTTTGTTCTGCGATCGGCTCGGCCGGTAACTTAATATTTAACTGCGGGGATCGGATAACTGCCGTCAACTGCGCTTTAACATTCACGGGCCACGGTCACCTAACTGGTGCCCGCTGACCTTGATCTAGTGGCCACGATACGCGGGCCGGTAGGTTTGGGCCATAGGTCGCGGCCCTTGGGCCGGTTTGTTTAACTGTTTATCCCTGCGCAATAAAAAAGGCCTGCACAATGGCAGGCCCTCGGTGGTTGGTTATGGTGTCCAGCTATTACATGTGATCAATACTCACGATAATCTCCCCGTCTGTTATCATCTCTTTTACGGTGTCCTTGATCTGATCTTCATCCGCTTCTTTGCTGTTAAGATCGCTAACATCTGTTTCAAGGCTTTCAATACGATCCTCAAGGCATGAAATAGAATAGTCTAGTTCTAGTTCTATTTGCGATTTGACCTCTTTCAATATCAAACGTTCAATGTCAGATTTAATAAGATTAAATAGAAAATCCGCGCCTTGGGTTTGTTTGGCTACCAAATCTGAATAGTTAACTTTTGCAAGCTCTTTGTCATTATTGGCTACTACAATATCAGATGAGGCGCGTTTGATTTCGCGCTCTAAGTTTGTGGCATAGTCGCGCAGGTTTCTAATATCATCTGCCGCCGCTCTAATGTCTGCCGCTGTTGAACCGCGCCCGTCGTCGAAATGATCCGCCGCCAATCTTTCTAAAAAATCTTGATCTGTTCTTAATTCTATCATTTTATTCTCCATAGTTAAGTTGAAACGGCTTGCCCGCCGCTAATGGGATTATATGCGATAACTTTATTAAAAGTAAATAGGCATAAAAAAAGCCCGCTGAAAAGCGGGCTCTCGTTTGGTTATAAGGTGGGTTTAATCAAAGCGGGCAATTTTATATTCACCCTCCAACCCCAAACGAACTGCAACGACGCCGTAATCGTAAACATAACAATAAGCTTTATCTTGAAACCCAAAACGTGCAAGCGGTGGCATTGGGTCGTCGTCTTCATATTCTGACTGATACGTGCCGCGGTGGTCTAGCGTTCCCTTCCAAGGGTACTGCCCAAACCCGCCCATCTGATAATAATTATCCATATTATCACAAATAGCTTGCAAGGTTATGCCGCCTTCGTCTTCTGATTTTAAACACGCGTTTAAAAAGAAATCTGGGATAATCCCGCAAGCCTCCCCTAAATATTCAAGGGTTTGGTTTCCCGTGTTTGGGTCTCGTGCCGGATTAAATACGCGATCCAATAAGATGTCCGCCGGTCTGAATTGTGCTGTAAATAGTTTTTCCATTTTATACTCCATAGGTTAAATTTAACGCGGCTTGCCCGCCGCTAATAAGATTATATGCGATAACTTTATAAAAAGTAAAGCCCCCAATAAAAAAGGGCCCGCAATAATGCGAGCCCGTTCTAAATTATTTAAAAGGTTTAAGCTGTTACTTTATCCAATAAAGCGCCCGCTTTGCGTTCTACTTGTATTCGTGCGTCTTGGTGTGGAACATCTCGAGCAATTGCTGTAATAGCTTGGGCCGCATCCCAAACCGTTTCAACTGGTCGGCCCTCCTCCTTAAAATGTCTAGCACTTGCCGCTTTTGCCATGCGTCCAGATAAGCCCGCTCTTTTAGTTAGGAAGTCCAAACGTTCCTCATCATCTTTAGCAATACGCGCATCTTTTGCCGCCTGAACGCCTTCAATAAATGAATGAGTTGACCCATTTGCAAACGACTGTAAAGCCGGTCTAGCTTCCATTGCAAATCTATCTGGTGCAAATTTAGTATGACGAATTTTAATTTCCTCAAAATTTTCCACGCCCCATAAATTACGGTTCATGCAAACACCACGTAAATACATCGCCGCAATACCGGCTGTTTTACTGCCTGTTTCACTATTCCACGCATAAAACCCTCTAAACATTAAATCAGGTTCTCCGTTTGGTAACTTACCAACTTCAATTGGATTACGATCATCTACTAAGAAAACAAAAACATCACGATCACTTGCAAACAAAGTCGTGGTTTCCATTGATACAGGCACTTCAGGATCATAAACCGCTAAACCGTCACGGCTTCCGACCATCATGCCGGGCACTTTCCAACGTCCGCCGCTTTCGTCAATCAAGTTTTTAATTGGGTCAAGTATTTCCCAATCAAAAATCCGCCCATAATCTGGACCGGTTGCGGCTCTTAATTCCCCGCCGTTTGCCTGATTTCCGTAAACCTTAATTAAGTCTTTACTGCGGTTATATTTTAAACCCCATTGAATACAGTCCGCCGCAAGTGGTGCGGGCAAGTCTTTTAAATATCCTGCCGGT